AATCTGTCTTGACAACATTTTGAAACTGTGATATAATACATATATGTTTTATACCAATGTTGCAAGATATTCAAACTACATTCTTTACCGAGGTTATGACGATCTCGGTAAAAAAGTTTTTAAGAAAGAAAAGTTCAAACCAAAATTCTTTGTACCATCCAAGACTGAAACTGGATGGCGTGGTTTGGACGGTAATCATATAGGTGAAGTAGATTTCGACTCTATGAGAGAAGCACGTGATTGGTTGGAACAATACCAACATGTCACTGGTTTCCAAGTCTATGGAACGAACAACTACTTACACCAGTATGTCACACGCAAGTTCCCAAAAGATATTCGGTTTGATCGTGATAAGATCAACGTTACCACTATTGACATTGAGACTGAGTATGAAGGTGGATTTCCTAAAGTAGCAGTTGCAGACCAAAGAGTACTTGCAATAACTATTAAGAATAATATTGATGGGATCTATCATGTGTGGGGTCTACAAGATTACGACACAGAGAAGGCTCTGATCAAACCAGTCAACTATGTCAAGTGTGAGTCAGAACCAGAACTACTCGCTCGATTTGTAAATCACTGGAGACAGGAAGAAAACTTACCAGACGTTATCACTGGTTGGAATGTTCGGTTCTTTGATATCCCCTATTTGGTTAATCGTATCAATCGCGTTTGTGGTGTTGATATGGTCAGACAGTTTTCACCATGGGGTCTGATAGATCAACGCAAGATACGAAGACTCAACAAAGAAGAAATGACCTACGACATCAAAGGCATCCAAACTATGGATTACCTTGAGTTGTTTCAGAAGTTTGGTTACTCGTATGGTAAACAAGAGTCATACAAACTTGATCACATTGGTCATGTTGTGCTCGGTGAGAAGAAACTGTCTTACGAAGAATCTGGTTCATTGAAGAACTTGTACAAAGATGATTTCCAAAAGTACATCGACTATAACATGAAAGATGTGCAGTTGGTTGATCGTCTTGAAGAAAAGATGGGACTCATTACACTGGGTATGACTATTGCATATAAAGGTGGTGTGAACTATCAGGATGCGTTTGGTACTACAGGTATCTGGGAATCTATCATCCATCGTAAACTCAACAACATGAAAGTTGTTCCATCTGCATTCAAGATAGAGCACGAGAAGAGTGAGTTTGCAGGTGGTTACGTGAAGAACCCACAGACAGGTGCACACGACTGGGTTGTGTCGTTTGACTTGAACTCACTGTACCCAAACATTATTGTGCAATGGAACATGTCACCAGAAACTCTACTGAAGAGTCCACCAGATAATCTACCTAGTGGTGTTGATCATTATCTCAAAGCCTTTGATGGTGTAGATCCTATACATCCTGCACAGAGAGAAAGAAACAATGCAGTTGCATCAAACGGATCTATCTATAGTAAGAAGATCGATGGTGTGATTCCAAATATTATTATTGACTACTATGATGAACGTAGTTCTGTCAAGAAACAAATGTTATCTGCAGAACAATCATATCAGAAAGAAAAAACATTTGAATTAGAAAAAGAGATAAACACTCTCCACAATCAACAGATGGCGATTAAGATCTTGATGAACTCTTTGTATGGTGCGATGGGTAACAGGTACTTCAAGTATTATGATCTACGTATTGCAGAGGGTGTGACTCTCACTGGTCAGATGGTTATCCAATGGGCAGAGAAAACAATCAACAACGAAATGAATAAAATATTAAAGACTGAGGAAGATTATGTACTGGCTATCGATACCGACTCTGTTTATATTAACATGTCTGCTCTTGTACGGCAACTTAATCCTAACGATCCTGTTAAGTTCTTAGACAAAATTTGTAGAGATCACTTCGAACCTAAACTCGCAAAATCTTTTGATGATTTGTTCCACAAGATGAACTGTCACAAACCTAGAATGGAAATGGCACGTGAGGTTATTGCAGATCGTGGTATATGGACTGCAAAGAAGAGATACATTCTCAACGTGCATAACTCTGAAGGTGTGCAATACGATGAACCCAAACTAAAGATGATGGGTATCGAAGCAATCAAATCTTCCACACCACAAGTTGTCCGTGACAAATTCAAAGAGGCGTTCAAGATTATTATATCGTCTACTGAGAAAGAAACGCAGGACTTCATCCAACAATTCAAATCAGAGTTTAAACAGTTACCACCAGAGTCTATTGCATTTCCACGTGGTGTGTCTAATATAACAGACTGGAGTGATCGTAAACAAATATACAAAAAGGGGACACCCATACATGTTCGTGGGTCTCTACTATATAATAAGTACTTGAAGGAATATAAACTCACCAACAAGTACGAACCGATTGAGAATGGTAGTCGTATCAAGTTCTGTTACTTGAAGATGCCTAACACAATCAAAGAAAACATAATCTCATTTCCAGATGTGGTTCCACAAGAGTTTGGTCTGGGAAGATTCATAGATTATGACAAACAATTTGAAAAGACTTTTATTGAACCATTGAAAATGATACTAGACGCGGTCAATTGGTCAGTAGAAGAACAACAAACACTAGAGGATTTTTTCGCATGAAGGCTGGTAAAGTATGGGGTACGACAGAACTTATAGAAGCAAATGGTGCACTGGAGTTCCATCGTATTGAAATGGAAAAGGGTGGGGTTTGTTCTAAACACCTACACAGATATAAATGGAATGGGTTCTATGTAGAATCTGGTAAGATGTTAATCCGAACTTGGCAGAGAGATTATGACCTTTGTGATATTACAATCCTAAACATGGGTGATTACCATAAAGTGAAGCCTGGACTCTACCATCAATTTGAATGTTTGGAAAGTGGTATTGCATACGAATTGTACTGGGCAGAATTTAATCACAACGATATAGTTAGAGAATCTGTAGGAGAAATGAAATGATACGCGAGACGAACTTTGATAAAGTAAGAATTTTTATGGAAACGTTTGGTCAAGAAGTGAAGAGAGAACCAGAGTTACCAGATGATGAAACTTCTAAACTTAGATTAGAACTTATTGCAGAAGAACTTGGTGAACTAGAAGAAGCAATTGCTAATAAAGATTTTGTTGAAATCGCAGACGCACTTACTGATATATTATATGTAACCTATGGTGCAGGTCATGCTTTTGGTCTTGACCTTGATGCATGTTTCAGAGAAGTCCAAAGATCCAATATGTCTAAGTTGGGAGAGGATGGTAAACCTATCTATCGTGAGGATGGTAAGGTTCTCAAAGGCCCAAATTATTCTGAACCAGATCTAAAAAAGACTTTACAACTGTAAAGTTTTCTGGTATAATAACATTATGAATACATTGAATACAGAGCAAGCACAATTTTGTGCAGGTATCTTTAATGATTACTTTGGTCAGTTCTCAAGAATTGATCAATATATGCGTGATCAAAAACTTGCACAAATAAAAGGTGTTCCAACTTCATTGCCAGGCATGGGTCTGGACGATGATATGTTTGATGACTTTTCTATGTCACCAGAAGATATGGATTTGCAAGTAGTAGAACCTAGTAATTTTATCTGGGACACTTCTATCAACATGATATCAAGTCATAGTAATATGGTGAGTATCCCTGGCAAGACTGTAAAACTTGCAGTCAAAGAAATGAATACAAATAAGTATGTTGGATTTATTCGACTTGGTTCTCCAGTTATAAACTGTAAACCTCGTAATGATTTGTTAGGTCAAGTTCCAGAACTTACCATATTTAACAAAACAACTGTCATGGGGTTTGTTATAGTTCCTTGTCAACCTTTTGGGTATAATTATCTTGGTGGTAAACTTCTTGCCGCTTTGTGTTGTTCTCATGAAGTGAGAGAAAAACTCAACAAAAAATATGACATGAACTTGTGTATGTTTGAGACTACAAGTCTATATGGTAACTCAAAGTCTGCGTCTCAGTATGATGGTATGAAACCTATGTTAAGAAATAGGGGCTTGACAATCTCTGATTTTATCCCTATGCTTAACGGTGAACCATATCTTAATCTTGTCAAGTATGTTGAGGATGTATTTGGTAAAGGCGAACTAGTACCAGAAGGTGCATCAAGTAGAAAACTAAAAATGACTAATGCTATTATTGGACTGTTAAAAAGATCTTTGAAGGGTGAAGACCTTGCAAAGTTTAAACTAACAATTGACAATGCAAAACAGTTGACAGAACAGAAAAGATATTATGTGTCTAACTATGGTATTGAAAACTATATTGACATTGTAAATGGTAAAACTGATAAGATAGTTGAAGCGCCAAACTTCGACAGGTACGGTCAAGATCAACTTATAGAATGGTGGAAGAAACTTGCCACTAAAAGATATAAAAAATTAAAAGAAGAAGACAGACTAAGAAAAGATCTTGAGGTATGGACTGAGGACAGTCAAATTGATATTATAAGGTGATACATGTACTCACTAACTATATTTAAGAATAGATACGATAACAAGACACATCGTAGAATGGACTTTGACAACTGGTCGGAGTTCAAAAGTTTATTCTATCAACTATCTAAACAACCACTAGCGTCTAAAGAAGATGCAAACTTGATTTCTCCTGCGACCTACCAACCCAATACAACTCGTAAGAATGTAAACGTAGTAGATTGGGGTGGTTGGTGTGCAGTAGACGTAGATGAACACAACTTCGAAGGAGACCTAAAGAATGAGTTGGATAGTAGGTACACTTATATCTGTTACAGTACTGCTAGCAGTCGAGAAGATTTTCCAAAGTTTCGCTTGGTGTTTCCACTTACAAAAAGAGTTGGATCGGACTCTATTAAACATTTCTGGTACGCACTCAACACCGAACTCAATTCGATTGGAGATAAACAAACTAAGGATTATTCACGGATGTATTATATCCCTAGTACGTACTCTGGGGCTTTCAACTTTATTTTTGATAATACTGGTGTGGATATAGATCCAGATGAACTTATGTTCAAACATCCGTATGCAGAGAAATCTAATTTAAATAATTTTTTCGATAGATTACCCGAAGATATAAAACAAGAATATCTAAGGCATAAGAAACAAAGACTAGACAATACTAACATTCACTGGACATCTTATAAAGACTGTCCGTTCTTTCCGAAGAAACTAGGATCTGAATATAGACTAATTACTAACACTGGTTGGTATCACAAGATGTATCAGATCATGGTCGCAATTGCAGGTAATGCGATAAAGAAACAATATCCGATCACTGCACAAGAAATATCTAAACTGTGTAGAGAACTAGATATGGAAACTGGTAATTGGTACGAGAACCGTCCTCTGGACAAGGAGGCTGATCGTGCACTTGAATATGTTTATAGGAATGGTTAATGAGTAAAAAACAAGATTACAATGACGAAATGCAAGATCTTATATTCACCTCTGCAGGTGACTTCATGGGAATGCAAAAAGAAGAACCTCACGAGTATTGCACAACAAAAGGTTTGGGTTGGGCATTCCTTATCATTGCTTTGTTTATGATAGGTGTTCCTATAATAATGCTTATGATTATGGTAGGACTAGATGAGTATGCTAGATATTGTAATTTAAATATCATGCCGTGTTTCACAAATACAATAAACTTTTTTAGATCGGTATTAGGATAATGACAGACCCTAGAGAATCCGCACAGTTGGAAGCAGAAAAAACTTTTGAAATGTTTATGGATTGGACAAAGAAAGTTGTATATATAATCATATTCTTCTTAGTAGTAGTTGTCGTAGGATGCAACAATGGTGTAGAGAAAGGGCCTAATGCAACAGGTTCTAAATATAATGGTGAGCAATACGATCCTACTAATCTTAACACAAAGGAAAACAAATGAGTAATAAAGTAGAACCCATAGGATGGGCGAGAACTCTTCTAGGTGCAAAAGATGCGTGGAAAAGTATAATGACTATAAAGAACTCTCCACTTCGTAACCTACCACCTCAGTTGGGATTGATGATTTTTTCAATACTGTCTATTATGTGGAGTGGTATCTTTGCAGCAATAATAAATAATCCGTATGCATTTGGAGTATCTGCAGGTGGACACTTGTTAGTAGTATTTGGTATTTTTATTACTGCTATAGTATATGACAGTGCAGAAAAATATAGTGCACCACAAAATTACAATATACGTGGAAACGGTGGCGAACACGAGTGACATGGTTATACTTCATAGTTGTATATGGTTATCCAATTATGATGATTGCCATGGCAGTCATAATGCATAAGAGATTCAAATGAAATGGTTGATAGTAATAATTTTTAATACACTGGCAGGTGATATTTTCGTATTTCAAGAACCTAAGTTTGATACAAGAGAAGAATGTATGATTACTCTAATCCAATCTAGGGATGCAGTCCTACAAAAACTCTTACTTGAGTATGGAGCACCTTTGCCTATAGAGGCTGTAAATTGTGTGCGCGAAGATGTGATTAAGAAAGTATTAAGAAATGAAATGGTTGATATTAGTTTTACTAACGAAGGGTGAACCTTTCACAATACCAATGCAAGAGTTCGAACACGAAGATGCTTGTTTTGAGTATGTAACTACCAAAGAGAATTATCCTACAATCGCAGTAGAAGTGATTGCAATCGCAGGGTTCAATGATCCTGTAGTAAATATAATATGCACACCAGAGAACAGAGTAAAGGAATATTTAAATGTGGGTTCTAGTATGGTTAGCACTTGAAGCAAACCAAAAAGTAGACTACTATCACATCGGTACATATGATACCGATAAAGTTTGTCAGATATCATTGAAAGAAGCAGTAGTACTGATAACAAATAATAATCAAGCACTAAGTTGTTTTTACGTTGGAGAGGATGCTGATGGATAAAGTGAATGTTGCCATTGTTGGTCATGGTTATGTTGGTAAGGCAGTAGAGTATGGATTCAATACATCAAGCGTAAATCAATACATTTTAGATCCGATATACAATAAAGGTATGGAGACAATCAAGGACGTAAAGATAGATCTTGCGTTTGTCTGTGTTCCTACACCTTTTGGATCTGACGGTAAGATCGACTCATCTATTGTAGAAGAAGTCGTTGGTCAACTAAAGTCTAAGAACTGTGTCATTGCTATTAAGTCTACAGTAACACCAGACATAGTTACTAAACTACACGAAGAGAATAACATGGTTGTTTACAATCCAGAGTTTCTCACAGAACAGAATGCACTAGAAGATTTTGTCAATCCACCCATGCATGTGTTTGGTGGTGATAAAACACATTGTCATTACTTGTACCAGTTCTACTTAGATCACAGTAGATGTAAAGATACAACAACAAGGTCATACTACTTGACACCTGCAGAAGCATCGTTTGTCAAGTATGGGATAAACTCTTTTCTCGCATCAAAGGTATTATGGTTTAATCAATTCTCAGATCTTTGTGATAAACATAACGTCAAGTATAACGCTGTGATGAATGCATTGATTACAGATAGACGTATTGGTAATAGTCACATGACAGTGCCAGGCCCTGATGGTAGGAAGGGTTACGGTGGTGCATGTTTTCCAAAGGATACAAATGCATTCTCTAGATTTGCCGAAGGAGACTTCTCACTTCTTGATTTAGTTATCGAAGAAAATAATAAGTATCGTTCTGAATATGTATTAGATGATAGAGAAAAAGAACAGAATGTTGTTTACATTAGAAACAAATTATGATATAATATATTAGAAGGGAAGATTATGTCTCGTATTGCTATTACAGGTATTGCAGGTTTTATTGGGTTTCACCTAACAAACAAACTTGTTGATGAGGGTCACGATGTTGTGGGGTTTGACTCGTTCAATGACTACTACGATCCTAAACTAAAACAGGCACGTGCAGAAGAACTCAACATGACTGACGGTATCGAAGTTGATCAATTAGACTTAAAGAACAAAGATAAGTTGATCGAATGGTTTGGTGAGAAAAAACCAGAGATAGTTATACACCTTGCCGCGTATGCAGGTGTGCGTAACTCACTCGACTTCCCAGATGATTATATTCAAAATAATATTGTTGGTACTCACAATCTGATAGAAGCATGTAATGAACATGGAGTAGAAAAAGTTATCTATGCATCTACCTCATGTGTAATGGCAGGCAATGAGTTACCATGGAAGGAAGATGAGAAAGTCGGGTATCCACTTAACCCATATGGTTATAGTAAACTGTGTAACGAATCTCAGTTTATGGCAAGTGACATACCTGCGGCGATTGGTCTACGGTTCTTCACTGTATATGGGCCTTGGGGTAGACCAGACATGGCACTCTTTGACTTCACTAATAAGATTATTAAAAATGAACCTATCGATCTGTTTAACAATGGAGACATGATTCGTGATTTCACATATGTCGATGATATTGTAAACGGTATTAATATTATTATAGATTATATAAAGAGTTCTATGGTTGTTAAAGACATATACAATATCGGTAACGGTAGACAAGTTCCTCTCATGGAGTTTGTTGAGAACATAGAGTTTCAATTGCAACGAAAAGCAATAAAGAATTTTGTCCCGAAGCATCCTGCAGATACGCAGGCGACTTGGTCAGATACAAGTAAGTTACAAGCATTGGGATACAAATCAGAAACACCTATTGAAGTTGGTGTATCAAAATTTATAGAATGGTATAAGAGGTATTATAATGTCAACTGAAGAATTGGAAAAAAAAGTAGCAAAGTTTCACAACATAAGTCTTGAAGAGTTGTATCAACGAACAGTCAAGGGTGGTGAAGCATTGTTTCATCAATACTACATGAGAGACGGTATAGGGTTCTAATGAAGACTGGACTAACTGCGTCTACATTTGACTTGCTACATGCAGGTCATATTGCAATGTTAAGAGAGGCTAAGTCACAGTGTGACTATCTTATCTGTGCATTACAAATAGATCCGTCTATTGATAGACCAGATAAAAACTCACCAGTACAATCTATCGTAGAACGATATGCACAACTGTCTGCAGTAAAGTATGTGGATGAAATACTGGTGTACCAATACGAAGAAGACTTGTTGGACATCATACAGATGTATCCAATAAACCTTAGAATCCTTGGATCAGAATATCGTGATAAGGATTTCACTGGTAAGGATGAGTGTCGTAGATTAGGCATTCAACTTTATTTTAATAATAGAGAACATAGGTTCTCATCATCTGATCTAAGAAAAAGAGTGAGACTAAAGGAGGGTGGAGATGAAACAAGAAAGATATTACGAGAGTATACTGAGAATGAATCGGGAAGCGAATAAAAAAGAAGATCAAGAGGAATCCAAAGAATAGACTTTACATCCGTTTTATTATGTGTTATAATTGTGTTAAAGGAGTAATTAATGTCAATAATGGATAAACTCAAAAAGAATAGTAAGTTGGATCACACAGCTATTCTTTCTGAGTCTAAATTTTTTAATGAAAAAGATATGGTTCCAACCCACGTTCCAATGATGAACGTTGCCTTGTCTGGATCAATCGATGGTGGTCTTGCGCCTGGCCTTACAATACTTGCAGGGCAATCAAAACATTTCAAGACATCATTCGCTTTAATCATGGCGAGTGCTTATCTCAAAAAATATCCAGAGTCAGTTATCTTATTTTATGACTCTGAGTTTGGGTCACCACAATCGTACTTCGAACAGTATGATATCGATCCCTCACGTGTACTACACACACCCATCACAAATGTAGAAGAACTCAAGTTCGATCTAGTAAATCAACTTGACGCTCTTGATCGTGATGAACGTGTATGTGTTGTAATTGACTCTATTGGTAATCTAGCATCCAAGAAAGAATTAGAAGATGCAATCAATGAGAAGTCAGTTGCAGATATGTCTCGTGCAAAATCCTTGAAAGGTTTGTTCCGCATGTGTACGCCGTACCTTGCAATGAAGAACATTCCTATGATTGCAGTAAACCACACGTACAAAGAAATTGGATTGTTTCCTAAAGATATAGTCGGTGGTGGTACAGGTCTGTACTATTCTGCAGATAACATCTGGATCATTGGTCGCCAACAGGAAAAGAAAGGCACTGAGATCGAAGGATATCATTTCATAATTAATGTGGAGAAATCTAGATATGTCAAAGAAAAGTCTAAAATCCCTATTACTGTTACTTGGGATGGTGGTCTGCTTTCTCATAGTGGACTCCTCAATGTCGCTATCGCAGGTGGTTATATCCGCAGTCCTAGTACTGGGTGGTATAGCATTGTTGACAGAGATAGTGGAGAACTCTTACCATCCAAATATAGAGCAAAAGATACCTTACATCCCGAATTCTGGGTGCAAATATTACAAGAGACTGACTTCAAAGAGTTTGTCAAACAGAAATACTCTATTGGTGGGTCTCTTAGTAACGAAGCTGGTGGCGAAAGTGAAGCATGAAGAAAACGACACCTATGTATTAATACCCAATGAAGTTAATGAGGAGTTCTGGTCTGTCAGAATCCTCAAGGGTATGTTTAATGAAACGGTGATTCGTTATGGTAACATTGCATTCAATGAAGTTGCAGAAGGTATTATGTCATTTAACTTTGTTGTTGAGTCTTCACCAGACTCTTCTATCACTGAAGAGAATGAAGTGCTTCAAGAAGTTGCAGGTGACATACTACAAAAGATTATCGCAAACGCACTGGACAACGATGAAGGTATCGTAGGTAAGAAACCAGAAGATGATGAATGGGAAGAGGTAACTGCAGAAACATGAACACTAACTTAGAGCAAGTGATCCTAAGAAACATTCTGACTGATGATGAGTATACAAGAAAAGTTCTACCGTTTATCAAACCAGAGTATTTCGAAGGTATCTATAGAATACTATTCAGAGAGACTGCAAAGTTTGTAACCAAGTATAACAAGTTACCGACTGCAGAGGCATTCAAGATTGAACTTGATCAGTCTGACAGACTCAATGGTGAGAACTATACAGTGGCGATGGATCTTTTACCACAGTTGTTTGCAAAGGAAAAGACTGACTCTGATTGGTTGATACAGAACACAGAGAAGTGGTGTCAAGATCGTGCGATATACAATGCAGTGATGGAGTCTATCTCTATCATTGATGGTAAACACGAGACTATGACTAAAGGTGCATTACCAGATCTGTTGTCTAAGGCTCTGGGTGTTGCATTTGACACAAACGTTGGTCACGACTATATTGACAATGTCGAGGATCGTTGGGACTTCTATAACAAACAAGAAGAACGTATACCATTTGATCTAGAACATTTCAACACAATCACTAAAGGTGGTGTACCGAAGAAAACTCTGAACATTGCACTGGCAGGTACTGGTGTTGGTAAGAGTTTGTTCATGTGTCACGTTGCTTCTAGTGCATTGACTGATGGTAAGAATGTATTGTACATCACTATGGAAATGGCAGAGGAACGTATCGCAGAACGTATTGACGCAAACTTACTCAACGTTCCTATCGATCAGTTAGAGACTATGCCTAAGACTATGTTCACTGAAAAGGTGAAACAATTGTCTTCTAAGACTAAGGGTAAACTAATCATCAAAGAGTATCCTACTGGATCTGCACACTCAGGACACTTTCGTGGACTTTTAAATGAATTAAAATTAAAACGACAGTTTGAACCAGATATCATTTTTATAGATTATTTAAATATTTGTGCGTCAAGTAGAATGAAAGGAATGGGTGGTGCAATCAACTCATACAACTACATTAAAGCAATTGCTGAAGAGTTACGCGGCCTTGCAGTCGAGTTTGACGTACCGATCTTCTCTGCAACACAAACGACTCGTAGTGGTTATTCTAACTCGGATGTTGGGTTGGAAGACACGTCCGAGTCTTTTGGATTACCCGCTACCGCTGACCTCATGTTCGCTCTCATATCTACAGAAGAACTCCAACAACTAGGTCAGATCATGGTCAAACAATTGAAGAATAGATACAACGATCCTACAAATAATAAAAGGTTTGTTGTTGGTGTTGACCGTAGTAAGATGAGATTGTTTGATGTAGATCCTAACGAACAGACATTGACAGACGATACTCCAGTGTTTGATAAGTCGGATGCAGGAGAGAACATATCAAAGTTTAAAGATTGGAATATCTAATGAAGAGAAAACTAATATCAGAATTTTGGGGTGACGAAAAGAACCCAGACCGCAAAGCAGAGATACATCATAACTTAATCTATGATCATTTTGAGGTTGACTTTTATAATAAGACTGAGTTGAAAGAAACACGCGACATGAAGACTGACGGTGTTATACATAGTTTAAGATATGCAGAGGACGCTGCAGAGAACTGGTGTTTAGGATACATACCATGAGAGATCATTTACCGATGCCTGAACGTTTGTTTATTTTTGATGTCGATGGAACACTTACTCCAAGTAGACAGAAGATGGACATGGAGTTTCAGAAATACTTTATGGACTTCTGTGAAGACAACTTTGTTTACCTGATTACAGGATCTGACAAAGACAAGACGGTTGAACAAGTTGGTATCGATGTTTACTATATGGCAGATAGAGTTTATAATTGTTCTGGTAACCACGTCTTTGAACAAGGTAAAGAGATATATAGAACAGACTGGAAGTTACCAGACAACGCTGCATTCTTTTTATTAGACAAGTTACACGACAGTAGTTTTCATAGGAAGACTGGTAATCACATAGACGAAAGGCCAGGCACAGTAAACTTTAGTGTTGTTGGTAGAAACTGTAACCTAGAAGAACGTATGATGTATAGAGAGTGGGATGATCATGAGAATGAAAGACGTGTGATTGCAGAAGCATTTAACTCTAAGTTCCCAGACATTGAAGCATTGGTTGCAGGAGAGACTGGTATAGATATATTTCCAAGAGGTGCAAGCAAAGGTCAGATATGGACAGAAATAAAAGATCATGACGTGCATTTCTTTGGTGACAAAATGGAAGAGGGTGGTAACGATTACCCACTCGCAGAAAAGAATAGACATGGAACAAACCATCATGTCAAAAACTGGGAACATACAAGAAGCATATTGTTAGCATATAATGAGTATAAACTATGAAAGCTAGATTAATATCATACTCACAGACTGGGGAGAATTTACATGTCGGTAATGACATACAGGAACTCGTTGCGTATTGCGCCCGTGTATCCAATCCATCGAATCAAAATAACACTGAAACGTCCGAAAAACTTTTACGTTACCTTGCCAAACACAAACACTGGTCACCATTTGAGATGGTCAGTGCTTGCATAGAAGTAGAGACTACTCGTGACATTGCAAGACAGTTACTAAGACACAGATCGTTTTCATTCCAAGAGTTTTCGCAGAGGTATGCAGATGTTCGAGACATGGACAATCAGTTTGTTATGCGTAAGGCAAGACTGCAAGATCCCAAGAACAGACAGAATAGTATCGATACATCTGACGCAAAACTTATGACTACATGGGAAGAACACCAGAGTAATGTCTGGTACGCTGCAATGAAAGCATACGACTGGGCGATAGAAAACGGTATCGCAAAAGAACAGGCGAGGTGTGTGTTACCAGAAGGTAATACTTTGTCACGACTTTATGTAAACGGTACGTTAAGATCTTGGATTCACTATATAGAACTAAGGTCTGCAAACGGAACACAGAGAGAGCATATGGACTTAGCAATAGAATGTGCTAAAGCAATAATAGCAATATTCCCTAGTGCGGTGGGATACATTGACACACAAGGAATCTCATAGACTCTTTTGGATAGTCAAGGGACATCTAGGGAATGAACAAACTGTACTTGGTAGCGCAAACAGTTACTTCAATAGATTATGGACTACGTATCAAGGTGAAGACACTAGTTACATAGAGGAAGGTTTTGAAGAAGCATATTACTTAAAATATCCAAACAGAAAAGGAGATTAGATGGAAGGGCCGATCTGTAAACTAAGAAAAAAAATTAAAACTTGGTTGAGTAAGAAAGATGATAAACAAGTAAAATACTTATCAGGTAAAAAGAAATAAGGGGGTTGACAAGATCCCCTTTTTCTGTTATCATATGTCTATAATAATAATTGAGGTAGTTATATGATAAAGCAGTTAGTTTTTGGTTTTGTTGCACTCTCTATGGTTCCTAGTGGATCTGAGAGTGCATCAATCGCAGAAGCAGGTGAGTTTCACACTGCACTAAGTGAACAGGTTTGTCTTGCAAACAATATCTATTGGGAAGCAAGGAACCAAACAAAAGAAGGAATGATAGGTGTTGGTCTTGTGGTACGCAATCGTGTTCTTGATAATCGTTTCCCACATTCGTATTGTGAGGTGGTTCATCAAGGCCCAACTAAACCTAGTTGGAGAGACCCTGACGTTAAGATACCTGTTCGACACCGTTGTCAATTTAGTTGGTATTGTGACGGTAAGTCTGATGATATTATTGCTAGGGAGTTGGACGTTTATACCCTTGCTAGTGATATTGCTCATCGAATTTACGCAGGTACAATTGACGATGTTACCGATGGTGCTACACATTACCATGCCGACTATGTGATACCTGCATGGGCAGCAACAAAGATTCGAACAGTCAAGATTGACGATCACATATTTTATAGATGGGAGTTTTAATGGAAATAGATTATAAGTTCAATGAAGAAAAACTATTGACGGAATTTAAGGAGTATGTAGACGCAACCTATGACGCACACTATTCTAAAGAGAAATTCCAAGCGACTGAGTTTATCGTAGACAGTGGTCACGGAACTGGTTTCATGATAGGAAATGTAATGAAGTATGCTCAGAGGTATGGCAAGAAGGGTTCCGACAAAGATGCTCGGAAAGATCTCCTTAAAGTTTTACACTATGCGTTGATGCAACTTCATGTTCATGATACTAAAGAATTCCGCTAGTAGAACCTTTTGTAAAGATATAAAAGAAAAGACCACAAAGAGCGAGTACAGCAAGTCCTAATGGAATGATAATCATAAGTTTCTCTTGAAACTCTGCTTGCTTTTTCATTGCTTCTCTTCTCAGTTCTTCGAGACGTTCTTTCTCTTCTCTCATTCGTTGTTGACGTAACGCGATAATTTCTTTCCACGTTCCCCAACCGAATCTATGGTCAATCAGTTCTCGCATTTCTTCCATTTGCTCGGCCGCAAGTTTTGCATCGATCACCTCTGTGGCAACCGATTTAATCCCTAACTGATCGGACACAGAGTTTCCTCTTTCTAGTTTTGCCTTTTGAACTTGAGCATTACCGTCTAAGAGACTTTCTAACTGAGAACCGATCTGAGAAATATCTTTTACTGTATTGATGTTTGACTTGATAAAATCAACTGATTGTTTTACCAGAGCAATACCAGCGAGAATTTCTGCGACCATCTTTTTCTTTCAATTGAAATTAATATAGGTCACTACTTTAATATGAATCACAACTATATTTATACTAAATAGTTTTCTAGTATAAATAAAAATGTAGATGTTGGAGGATATTCTGGACATGGGGGCAGTACCCATCACCTCCACCAAAATTGCATGGAGAAGATATGGACGATAAAAATAAAATAATAGATGTCAAAACAGGCACAAATGAATTCGAAGTAGGAGTAAGACTACTAGGGAATGAATTGATTGGAATCAGACTCGCATCTACTAACGCGAGTGGTAAGATGATTCTATGGGCAGTACTATTGTTGTTCTTTACGTTTATGATAATGGAAGTGTTTGGATTTAACCAGTACTTCCTAAACATGTAATTTTGATGGGGGTGAAACAGGATCGACAGGTATTTGAGTCTACAAACACAAATGCAAACGATAATTTTGCACCATCTGGATTACGCCTAGCGGCATAATCGCAGGGGGTTGGGCACTTACCTAGCAACAGAAAAGTGTCACCAATTTACTAATGGGATAAATTATGAAATATTATATTACAGGGACGAGGAGAGGTCTTGGTAAATCACTTGAAGAAAAATATGGTAATTGTAATAACATAGAAGATTGTGATATCTTTATCAATTGTAAACATAATAAATTTGAACAAGTGGAATTGTTATATAAAGCGGCTAAGTTAAATAAACGTATAATAAACATTGGTTCCCATGCAAGTGATTTTACTTTTAAATACAGGTATGCCGTTGAAAAGAGAGCATTGAGAGAAGCAAACAATAATTTATTTTGTGATGGTGTAAACACAACCTGTTTAAATTTTGGTTACTTTGATAGTCCAAAAGTAGATCACGTAAAAGAAAAAAAGATGACTATAGAATATTGTGTTGAAATTATTGATTGGGTATTAAAACAACCATATAGATTAAAGGAATTGACAATTTGTCCATGAGTGATTACATAGAAAAAATAGATACCGTTGATATTGATAAAATAAAATCAGAATTTAATAGTTACTTAGAGAGAGAAATAAAAGGTACTCTTCAAGTTAGTTTGCAAGGATTTTCAAAAGATGATTTCACTGGAGCAAATGGTAAAACGGACAATCTAAAAAATAATGAAGAAGAATGTAATGTTCGTTTATATGATGATTACAAATATACATACGATGTCATAGAAAAATTTAATCTATACCGATCAAGACTGATGATCATATCAGATAAAAGAAATTATAGTTGGCACTTAGATTATAGTAAAAGAATCCACATACCACTAATTACAAATGAAAGTTGTTTCTTTATAATAGAGGAAACAAAAATACATTTACCTGCAGATGGTAGTGTATATCTAGTTGATACAACTAAGTGGCATACCTTTGTAAATGCAAATAGAAATAAATTTGATAGATCACACATTGTGGGGTGTGTATGAAATCGCCAATAGAAAAAATTGGAGAGATAGACTTAGATACCTTATTGAAAGAAATTGGTCATATCAGACTTCCTAAAGAAGGTGCAAGACAATTTCCTTTTCAGAAAAGAAAAGATGATAATGATGGAGAGTCTGCTAAAGGTAATGACTATACGTTTAGAGTGGATGATCTAGAATATGATACTCTTATCTACGATGAATATAACTATACTAATTTAATAATAGAAAAGTATAATATGTGTAGAACACGCATTATGTGGATGAAACAAAAATTTGCATATGGGTGGCATAAAGATCACAGTCCTAGAATACATATACCATTAGTTACAAATGAACACAACATGTTTATCATTGACGATAATGTTTACAGAATACCAGCTGATGGTGGTGTTTATCTAGTGAACACAACATTACCACACACATTCGTAAATGCTAACTCAGAACGATTTTTAAGATCACATCTGTTAGGAACTTCTAAGGTACAGTATAAGTAGATTCACTTTTTAAAGGATCTCCAATAACCATACCACTTTCTCGAAAATCAGATCTTACAACTTGCAATACTTTTTGTTCTGCATTTTTTATATCAGACCATATTATATCAAGTTCTGCAGAATCTACTTCTCTAGCATTCATAGTATACTCATAAGGAAAAGACTCCAGATAAGTTGCAGGAGGTATGTCGGAATCGTATTCATCTCTTGCAGATTTATTTTCCCATACCTGTGTAAACTTAAAGTGATCTCCATCCACGACCTTTGATCTTACTATAAGTTTCCCACTGTCTCTAGCCTTTCTAAACGCATCACCATACTTGTTCCAATATTCTGCGTCTGGCCAGATAGTTTGAAATCTTTTATCTGGGTTTTGAATGTAATCAACAAAGTTACTATCTGTAACCTCAAAGGTTGTTAACCAGTAACTCATTTTCTTTCTCCAACTTTCTTAATATTAATTTCTCTTGTTGTTCTATTCTTGTGTCACTTTTTAGACCAATCTCTTTTGTCAAATCGTGAACTTGTTTCCATCTTTCATATCTTTTTCTATATGTAAGTTCACCATCTTTTGTCCAACTTTTCCATAACTGAACATCACCATGCCATAGATCTTTATTCTCAAAAATTTCTGTGTCTGGCATTAGCATTGCAATATTACATCTTACCTCAACGTTATATTTATACGGTTCAGATCTTTTTAATAGTTCTAAAGTATCACTGAAATCTTCTTCAGTCTCTGTGGGATATCCAACTATTAACAAATACAACATATCTATTTTTCTTTTACCTAGTGCTTCAACACTTTCGTACATATCTTTATTTGTAAATTTTTTCTTCATGTGCCATCTTACGGTGTCACTTCCACTTTCAATTCCTATCCACAATCCTTTACATCCACTAGCAGCGAGATTATCCCAATCTTCTTCTCTCATTCCACTTCTAAAAATAAATTGTCCTCTCCATTCAATTGGCAGGTTTGCATCCGCAAGTTCTTTACAGAATACTCTAAACTCTTTCAATGAACCATTTACAAGACTGTCACTAAAATGAAACTTCTTTATACCATATGTTTTATATTGGTGTATCATTTCATCTGCAACTTCTTTGCCTGGCCTAAATCTGTACTTTTTCCAGTTGACATGCACATCACAAAACGTACACTGTCTTACACATCCTCTACTACCAGTAACAATTAAAGTTGGTTTGGAGTATTCGTCAAAATTAATATCACTGTAATCTGGAATAGGTAAGTTTGATATGTCATTCATTTGTGGAAAATTGTAGTCTTGACCTCTAAGTAAGGCTGGTAGAGATAAGTCTCCTTCACCGTTTACAACATAATCTGTTAGGTTTGTTTGTAACATTTCATCTGAAAATGTTCTGGTAATCGTAGATAAGTCAGTGTGGTTATCTACCATTCCATTACCACCTATTATAATTTTTTTCTCTGGATATTTTTTTCTAACTCTTTTTAAAAACAACCTTGTAAATATTTGACTGTTTAGGGTAAAGACGCTTGCACCTATATGAGAGTATCCTTCAAAAGATTCTATATAATCATCAATAAAATATTGATAATCATTTATGTAGTCTTCGCCAGTTTCGCACCAATGTACCGCGTCCTTTCCAAACCTTGTCAAGAACGCATGATTTAAATCAAAGCAAGTACTTTTTATATTCTCTCGATTCAAAACACCTTTTAGAAAAACAATACTTGGTGCAGGATGCCAGTAATTCTGACTAGGCATTGATACAAGAGCAACGTTTAAATCATCTGCCATGGTTGATATAAAGTCTTTCTCCACAATAATCTTTCTTCTTCTGTTGTAATTGTTCCTCTATAGTGTACATTTATCCAGTTGTCAAGGATTAATAAATCCCCAACTTGCCACTTGTGAACATATAGGTATTTATCCTTTAACATGTCAGAAAACCACTCATTTATCTCTTCAGGTAATACTAAATCTCTATTAGGTTTCTGTATTGCCATTGTAAAACTAAATCGTGGTGCAGGTACACCTTCATCTTGTTGTAAACCATATGTATCGCCTGGAACAGGCATTGCACCCCAGTAGAAACTCTCTTTCTTTGTGATTGGGTGTATCTTAACAAATGAACTCCAAAACGGTTGACATCCACCTTTGTAACATTGTGTTAAAACTTTTAATGATCTAAAATATTCTTTTTCCTTTTCTGGGAGATCTTCAAACCAGTCAGTGATATTCAACATTGCTAAAGAACCATCTTCTGGATCTGGTATTTTTACCGCATAAAATGCTCTCAGTGGAAACTTATATTTTTCGTGCCATGGATTATCGGCGTGCCAAGGAATACTCATTTTTCCAAATCTTGTATTACTAGACCAGTTGACTATTTCATTTTCATCAACTGTTTCTCTATGGATTTTGTGTGTTTCAACTGACCAAGGTTTTGTGATAGATGAACAGAAATCATAAAATTCATCTCTGTTTAAATCTAAACCTCTCTGAACCCAATAACCATCTCTACGAGATGATTCAAGAATCTCTTGTGGTGTACTTGAAATGTGGGTCAACCCAACTCTCCTCAACATAATTTGGTCTAGACAATTTCATTTTGTATGGTGAATTTTTTATTAAATTTAAATATTTGTTGGTTGGTTTTCCATCCCAAGGACTTCCCACACACAAAGTTATTTTTTCCTGATCACTTGGGTCTAGACTATGGACATGACTTCCATCTAATACGTAACTGTCATAACAGTCTGGGACATAAATTTTATTACTATCTTTATCTAAAAAATATAACTTATCTATATTTCCATTTAGTACAAGTCTATATTTGTGTTGACGTGTTCCTATCTCATCGGCCTTTGTATCCATGTGAACATTAAGACCTAAGTTTGCTTTAGTTCTCAATACGTTTAATCTACCTACAGGATTCATCCATGAAAATATCTTTTTTTCAAATATCTTTATGCTATTTTTTAAAAACCCTTCAACGTCTGTATATTTAAAATCTCCTTTAGATGTGTCACCAACTTTTTCTCTCTGTCCTCTTACACCACCACCATTGTAGACTGGTAATATCCTACATCCTCTGAATTCATTACCTTGGTAATACTTATCGGGTACATTCAAAATTTCATTTAATATAATTTTTTTTTCTTCCTGTGTGATGCCAATATCAATTGCACAGAATGTGAAGTTCATAAAATTCATTACCATCTCTTATTAGCATCATGATCATCTTGTGACCAAGGGACTCCGTTATCAAATAGTTTAAACCTTTTACCTTGTTCATAGTGAGATACCAATTGTTCCCAAGGTACAACTGTCATATGGGTTTTCAAAATAAGACGTTCTGTAGGTTCATCATTAAATACTCCATGCGGTTTGTTTACATTTAAAAAGCAAGGATTTTTATACTCATGCCTTGTCAGTTCTGTCACATCATCTTTAAACAAAGCGATTTCTGTTTTACCTTTCAGAGGTATATTAAATGCACTCAATGCTAGTAGATTCATGTTTACGTGCGGCATGAAAAATCCACCAGGCGGTTGACCTAAAAATGTAAATCTTATAACATGTTTTATTTGTTCCCAGTCAATATAGACTTCACATTTTTCTGCTATATTTTTTACCCTGTCGTATATGCCTCTCCATACTTTCATGTTGCAATCATAACATACATGATACACTAACTGATTATCAGATTCTCTACCCACCCCATCTGTTTTTAGTTCGTCCCACTTAGGTCTAATTTTTTTGTCAAAGTAATCTAAAAGTTCTTTTCTTTCTTCAGGAGCATCTTTCCCAGCCTCTGCAAATCTATCTTCATACCTATATCTTAGTTTACTCATCTAAACAATCTCCTGTAATCAAATGACAGTCTGTATAACAATCTCTCTCCTTGAACTTCATTTCTCTTATGTATACTATGAAATTGATCCATAAAAATAAAATCTCCAGTCTGCCAGTCATCATGATGATATATGTATTTTTCTTGGAATACATGTTTAAGTAAATAATCTTTTAACCACTCTTGATCTAGTTTTGTACCGTTCTTTCTCCACATATTTTTGATGTAATGAAACGTAAAATACAATCCCTTTTCACCAGTCCACGGATGAGTATACACTAAACTTTTATTTACCCCATCTACAAAATCTGGGTGTTGTTCGAATATAACTAACTCTTTATCATCTTTCTCTAAATCATAAAAAGTATTGTTCTCAAATTTAAATAGACATTCAACATCATCTACAATTTCTTTTATATCTTCGGGTAGATCGATGTATGCTTGTCTTGTATCACAAAAACTTGTAACACTATTCAATCCAGGCTTTACACAGTAAAGAGCAACGCATGACTCTTTACCACTCGGTCTACCGTTCCCATTACTATGCCAATCCAATTCTTTATCGGCAAACAAACCAGTTTTCTCTCCATGTTCGTCTCTCTCATTTGTAACTCTAAACAATCCAGGCACAGTGTCATGCATAAAAAATTGTTTTGGTTTCATACAATGACCAAAAGTTTCACAGACTTCTAAAACTTTTTGATCAGTTAAACTTTGATTTCTAACTAGTATAATATTATCAATCGGTATTCTTTTACCAAATTCTTTTATTTCTTCCTTTGACATTCTGTTAAAGTCAAGTTCATATTCAGAACCAATACCAGAAAGATTATTCACCTTTTTCATTATAACATAATTCCTTTACTTAATTTTAGATCATCAAAGTGAAAACCAAAGATTGCAACTCTTCTAATTCTAGAATCATTTTCAACTGTATGCATCCACCCAGTGTTTATAAACCATAATTCTTTAGGTTTCATTTCAAATGATTTTACGCCTTCTCTATCTTTAAATAAAAACTTGCTACTATTTTCATTTAAACATATCTGTGCCCTACATATAACACTTGTGTCTGCGTCTATATGCCAATTAAGTGAATGATTAGGTTGCATTTCACTCAATCTAAATCTATAAACATTTTTAAACCAAGTAGATAATTCTTTGGATGGTGTGTTATCAATCCAGTGTGAGTAAAGATATTCATCAGTTACGTTCACTTCGTTTGTAGGATTTTTTTGTAGTATAACCTGTCGGTATTTGTTGGCAACATTAAATACATTTTCGTAGTCACATCCTTTACTAATACCATAGTTGTCTGTGCCAATATCACTTTGATCATTACTATCCAAATAAGAATTTAAATAATTATATAATTCATCAGAAACTTCTCCAAGTTTTTTAAACACAACCAGTTTGTTTCTTTTAGGCCCTGTACCATTAACACGTTGTCTTTTTGTTTGTTCTATCAAACATTTTTCTGCCATTTAAACTTCCATTCATCAATTGTCATTTTAGGTAGTTTTAGTTCCGCACCTTTATATATTACGCTTTGCCAACAGTTAGAATTATTAGAACTACAGGTTTGAATCATGTCTGGGTGTAGTTCCCAACCATTACCTAACTTTTGTGAATACCTATACAGTGCTTGTCTTCTTTTTAAATCTTGCATAGAAATAAAAATAGTTTTATAAGACCCAATATGTTGAATTTGAGATAAAAACAAGTAAGTTGATGGACTGCTTACTTCATCATACTTCGGTAACAACTGTCTTCTATATTTAGGATAGATGTATGTCCTTGTCAACAACCTAAAACATTTAGGATAGTATTCTTGAATTGTAGCAAATGCTACGAGTTCATCATTATCTACAAGAAAAAACCATTCTCCAAACTTTTGATCATATTTTTTAAGTAACATATTAAACCAACTATGGTTTCTTTTGTCACCTATAAAATTCTTTTCATTTAAAATTTTTAATTCGTCTAGGAAGTTTTCTTTCCCAAATTCATTTAACGAGATTACTTTCATTCTTTATCAATCTAATAAAAATAGCAGTTGGATCAAACTGCCACCATCGTCTTCCTATTTTATAATTTCTACTATCCTCATGATGATTTAAATGCCATCCCTCACCTGCAGTCAATATATTACCTATTATTGTATTGTTAGGTCTACCATCTTTATGTCCCAGTGTATTTAATATACTGTACCCATGAAATGCTAAGACTACTGGCCATGCATACGCAAAGATTAATAGTAAAGGATGTATTAAAAGTAAAGTCAGAACTACAATAAAATTTAATTTAAAATAATTATTGTAAAACCACTTCACAACCTTGTTGGATATTAGATCTTTTATATATTTTCTTTCAATCACTGCATCATATCCCCATACGTTTGTGTACACTTTCCAAAACCCTTTGAATTTAAAACTGTGAGGATCTTCCTCAGTGTCACTATGAGAGTGGTGTTTTCTGTGAGATCCAACCCAAGATAAGACAGGGCCTGCTCCACTAAACATTCCTAAAAAATTAACTATAGGTTCATAAAGTTTAGATGTTTCGAAAGACTTGTGACTGTAGTATCTGTGATATCCACCACTAATTGATACTATCGCAATAAGTTGCCACCACAAAAATCCTAAAAGAAACATCCACCACTCACCATATATAAACGCAGGTATCATCATGATATGACAGAATAAATGATTTAATAATAATTTTGTTGTACTTAACATTTTCCGCTTGACAACTCCATATTGTTGTGGTACTATTATCTTGTATTTAGAGAGGTTATTATGAAGAAAATTGTTTATGTCGATATGGATGGAGTCTTGGTTGATTTCAATTCTGGT